ACCCAGCTTGCGTCCAGCGTGCCGTCTTCCCCGGCCTGGGGCACGGTGTTGGCCGCCGCCGTGGTGCTGGCCAGCACACCGCCGCGCTGCGTGGTGGTCGCCTTGCGGACACGCAGGCTGCCATCCTCTCCCAGCTCCAGCCCGTCCTCATCGCCGGTCTGGGGCATGACCTTGCCTGCGATGGAAGGGGTGGCGATGGGGACAGTATCCGAGGCGGCCTTGGCCCACTCTTTGGCGCTCTTGCTTTCGGGGTCGTCAGGGTCGGGCGGGGTAGGGGATTCTGCCCATGCCTTGGCCCGCTCCGTCCAGTCTTCCGCCTGCCGGGCGCTTTCTGCGGCGGCCTCTTTGCTGGCTTTGGCATCCGCCTCGCTTCCCTTCGCGGCGGTCTGGCTGGTCGCGGCGGCGTCCCGGCTTTGGGCGGCGGCCACTTCGCTGGCTTTGGCATTGGCCTCGCTTTGGGCCGTTTTCTGCTGGAGGTCCTGGAGGGTGGGCAGCATGTCCGTGGAATACTGCCGGTAGTTGACGGCATCGTCAGGGTCTTCGGCAGGTCCGACGTTCTTGATGGGAAGACCGCGCATGTCCCATTTGTTGTCATTGTCGATGGTGGGGGAGCCTTCCAGGGCATCATAGGCTTCCTGGGCGATGAACAGGAGTTGCCGGGTGTTCTGGTCGAGGTCCTCCTCGGAGAGGACAGAGCCGTCATGGAAATCCACCATGGCTTCTTCTTTGTCCGTATCTCTGCGGATGCGGATGACGGCCCCCTGTTCGGGAGGCATATCGAACTTGATGCTGGATTCGGAGAGCCATTCGATACGCTCTGCGGGGACCTCTTCGGCATCGAGGAAGACGTGGATGTCTTCCTGTTTGATGAAGGGGAAGGGGACGGTGTAGATTTGGGCGGAACCATCCCCCGTGTAGGTCACATACGAGTAGGCCATATGTCGTCCTTTGGGTAAAAAAGAAGGCGGAGGAAGGTCGTTCCCCCGCCTGTCGGTCACTGGATGAGTCGTTGCAGGAGGCCCTGCTGGTTGTCTTTTGTCATGGCCCCCCGTCGGGAGAGCTTTTCCGTTGCCTGTTTCCGTCTGACCTGCTCCAGCAGGCCGGGGTCTTCGGCCAGCATCGTCCGCTTGGCCACTTCCCGGTATCTGTCGATGATGCGGTTGAGCAGGACGCTGCGGGGCGATTCTTCCCCCAGCGGGGCATCCCCCTGTACACGGCGGGCCTGGTCATAACGGGGATGGGCGATGGTCTCGGCAAGCGCGTCATGGAGGGTCTTGCCGGAGATTTTGATGGTGCCGTGGAGCTGGCAGAAGCGGGAGTATTGCTCCGGTGTCAGCTTGACGCCATGTATGGCTTTTTCGGGCTTTCCGAAGACGGCTTCACCAAGGCGCAGCAGTTCTTCAGTGACGGCATCGCCGCCCACTTTGCTGTTGAAGGGCTTGGCGTAGCTCACAGGTTCCCCTGTCAGCCAGTTGTAACGCAGCGGGACCTTGTCAGAGGTGAAGGGCGTGGCGTTCAGGACCTGGGCCGTGAAGCCATCGGCCTCACGCTGGAAGGTATCCGTGTGGTAATCCTTCATGAAGCGCAGGGAGCCGGAGTAGGGCACGAACGAGGCGGCGGTCCTGCCGAAGTAGTCATCGAGACCACGTTCAGGTTCGTTGATGACGGTCACGGCACCGGCGATGCCCTGGAAGTAAGACTTGTCCTTCAGATGCTCGGTGACGGTCATGAGGCTGGTCAAGGCCAGTTGCATCCATACCGGGTCGCTCTGGGGGGTGGAACTACCTTCCTCGATGATTTCCTTGCCATAGACGGCCAGGTCGGCCCCCATGCCCACGAGGAGACCGAAGGGGTCGAAGCGGCGGTATTCGTACCACTTGTCCCCGATTTTGATGGAGTAGGGCTTGATGTTGTTCTGCTTCCACCATTCCTTCAGCCTGGGGTTCTCAGGCGGCCTGCCTGTGATGGTCCCTTCGAGGGCAGCCGAAGCGGCCCAGCCCATCATCATGCTCCCCACGGCCAGCCTGCCGAGGGCTTCGGCACGGGCTTCCCCGCCTGCGCGTATGGCGGTATGGAAGCGCCGCGTGAGCAGGGAGGCGGGCGTATGCCGGATGGCATCGTGGAAGAGGTTCATGGGGGTCCTGATGAAGGGGACGATGAGGCGGACGGACGGATGGCGCGAGGCGAAGGACTGGAGGTCCTTCCCGAAGCTGCCTTTTTCCAGCTCGCTGGTCCAGGTGCTGTCGCGGGAGAAGTCCAGGGCGCGTCTGGCCAGGGTGTTGTCGGCGGGAGTGCCGCGCACCGTGAAGGCATCGTCCATGCGGGCGGCGATGTATTCGTCCACCTGTTTGCCCTTGAGGCCTTTGGTGAGGGCTTCCTCGGCAAGGTCGGCAGTGAGCTGGCCACGGAAGGCCACCTGCTTGAAGAACTCGTCTTCTGTAAGCAGGAGCCGGGTGGGGATGCGGGTGGCCGTGCCTATCCAGCCGATGGCGCGGGCCATCTGTTCCTGGCGGGGCGTCAGCTCGCCATCGGGCCTGTCCTTGAGCAGGGAGTTTTTGATACGCTCATAGGTCAGTTGATGGGTGGGAGCATCCAGCCGCGACCTGGAGCTGTCGAGGATATTGTCCCCAAGTTTCCAGGCTTTGGCGGCCATCTTGAAGGCGTACATGCTGCTGCCCCACATGCCCTTGGCAAGGTTGATGCCGGAACGTACCTGGGCCATGTCGCCGCTCAGGGCACCGCCGATGATGCGCTCGACCGGCTTCATCACCGTCGTGTTGATGCCTGTGCCCACCATGTTCACCAGATGGGTCATGGGGCCGGAGAGCATACCGTTGATGCGAATCTCGTTCATGGCATCGAAGATATTCACGCCGGGGCGGAGCTGTTGCAGCATACGGGAGCGGGCGGCCACGGTATCGCTGGCCAGGAGGTCGCGGGCGGCCTGCATGAGCTGCTGGGGCTCGATGCCGGATTCCAGCAGGTAGCGGGAGGCGTCGTCTTCCGTCATCTTGTCCACGGCCTTCCAGTCCTTGATGATGAGCCCGTCCCCGTCGGGGGCAGGCGCACCGGGCTTTGCGGCGACCGTGCCGACGATGGCGGAGGGCCTGTTCCCCCTGGTGCCGGGCGAGGCCATCTTGTCGAGGAAGGCTTCGTCCGTGGGGCCTTTGCCGAGGATGTCGGCGGATTTCTCCTCGGTCATGAGGATGTTCCGGCTGTTGAGCAGGCGACCGGACACGGTGCGGAGGTCGCCGTTGACGACGATGAACTCCTGGAGGTTGCGGGCCAGCATGTCGAAGCCGGCCTTGTCACGCTCCGAGGCCGTGCCGTTGATGATGCGACGGGCCAGAGGGATGGCCGCATCGGTCATGTTGTGCATGAGGGCACGGACTTTCAGCACCACGCGCTCCGCTCTCTGAATGTCTTTGACGGCCTGCTTGCCCTGCTGGAAGAACATCTCGCAGGAGAAGCCCATCTTCTCCACATCCTCCCTCGCGCTGGCGATGAGTTCCTTGTGGGCCTGCGGGCCGGCTGCTTTGAGCTGATGGTCCACCTGGGCGTCACTGAGCTTCAGGAGCAAATCGGAGCCGGAGGGCTGCTGGAAAATCTCCGTCTGGAGATTGATGTTGTCCGTGATGGGCCAGAGGGCTCGCCAGTCCGCTTCCATGGCCTGCTTGGCCGTGTTGAGGACCTGCTGCGAGGAGAGGAGCTTGTCCCCGTCCATATGGGCGGCGGGAGGACGCTGGCCGGGCTTGAGGACGACCACGGGCATCTTGTCGGCAGGAGCATCGGGAGACTGGGCCGGGGCCACCGCTTCGCCGGTCTGGGCTGTCGCTGCCCCGGTGGGGGCTCCTTCTGCCGACTGGGCCGGTGCGCCATCAGCCGCCTGGTGTTCCTGCATCACGCTGTCCAGATGCTCCACGTCCTGCTGATACTGCCGCATGGCCGCCTTGCTCTCTCCGCTGGAGAGGGCCTTGCGTCCGCTGCGAAGGCAGCGCAGCCCGGCGATGAAGGTATCCGTCGCGATGCCGAGACCGGCACCTTCGACGGCCATCTTGAGCATGGCCTCCGGCACGGTGTCGTCCGGCCTGGCTTGCAGGAAGTCGGTGATGGGGCCTTGCAGCTCAGGGAACTGCTCCACGAAGTTGGAGAGCCGTTCCTCCTGACGGTCGAAGAAGACGGAATCCACCACGGCCCCTTTGCCGAGGCTGGCGAACGCCGTCCGTGCGCCGGAGGCGACGGAGGCCCCTGTGGAGAGAGCTTTTCCGGCAAGGCCGGTCAGAGCGAAGCCGGTGGCCCACTGGGTGAGGCCCTTGCTGACCTCGCCCACGAGGGTCTGGGAATCGTATTCCCCAAAGCGCAGCGGGGCCTTGTGCTGGACGAACTTTGCCTTGTCCCAGCCTTCGGTGAGTACCTCGGAGACGAACCTGCCGGTACTGTAGGACAGGTCCAGGACACTGTTCACCGCATCATACGGACCCTGACCTGCGGACATGACCACATCGCCAAGGTCGAAGATGGGCTTGCCGTCCCCTTCGTCCTCGACGGTCACATCGGCGGTGATGGTCCCGGCATCGTCAGGCTCTTCCATAGCCGCGAGGGCTTCGGGAGAGACCGTGGCAGCGGGGGCATCCTCGGTCATGGCAGCGATGGCTTCGGGAGAGACCGTGGCGGGAGCCTCTTCGGACATGGCCGCGATGGCCTCCGGGGAGACGACAGGGGGCTCGGCGGGGGACTGGGGCTCCCCATCCAGTTCGGAGAGCGTTTCGGGCGAGGCCCCGGCTCCTAGCACGGGGCTCTCAGCCGTGGGGGCCTGCATCTGGTCGGCAGGTGTTTCAGGCAATGTTTCGGGGACAGGGGACTGCGGGGTGCCTTCGACCCCTTCGACCCCCTCGTTCATGACAGGGATTTCAGGCATGGGTGCCTCCTGTTAGCGGTTGGATGTGCAGAAGGCGTTGTAGGCCTGTACCTGCTCAGGGTGGTTCGTCTGCATCCACCCGGCCACTTCCGCAGGGGAAGAGGTGGGCGGCGGCAGGGTAGCGGTGTTGATGCCATTATTGGAAGCGAACTGGCGCAGCATGGTGTAGGCTTT